TTCATTATCTTTTCGAATGCTTCACTAATCTTATTTAATTTAGCTTGTCCTTCTTCGGTTCTACTTAGAGATTCTTTTAATGCCAAAAATGCTCCTACAATTAAGGTAACAACACCAAAAGCAACTTTGAATCCAGTAGAGAATCGGTTTAATCCTTCGTTAAATGTTTTAATTGCACCCCCTGCGGCTCCTAATGGACCGGGTAAAGAAGCCAATTGGTCATCAAATTGACCAGCTTGGAATCCTACTTTCTCTTGCGCATCATTTAATTCATCTAACTTCTGTCTTAAAGCTTCGAATTCTTTAGTTCCATCCTTACCCTCATCAGCTAATTTTTGTAAAGCAACGGTAGTTTCTCTAATCTGAGCTCTAAGGGATTTAAATTTATCATCACTTTGCTCAATAGAGTCCCCAAGTTCATTAACTTGTTCCTGTCCAGTTACTTCTACGTCAATGACTGTATTATATGTGGTAGTATTATCCATGCCAAATTCGTTTTAATTGTTTTCTAATCTCTCCCCAAGTATACGGAATCTTATATTTTCCTTTGGCTGTATCAATTGAATTGGATACACCATAATATTCTTCTACTACTAACAGGTCTAATATATTCTTTAACATACTACTATAACATTTAAGAGTTAACATTTAATGAACCCAATAAGATAGGTCCAAGCAATTGTATTTGACATTCTCCAGTAGTTAAGTTGTAATCGTTTATAGCTCTTAGGTGATAATCGTTACCTCTAAAGTTTATAATATCATTTAACTCCATTTCAAAATAGTCAGAAATTGGAATAATAGCACTAGCGTTTACAACCCTTGTTGTTGGGCTATAAAGAAGTGTTACATAAGTTTGCCAATAGTTTGTATATAATGAATTTATTGGTGCGTTACCATAAACAGCTTCTTCATTATTAAATAATAATGATTGAGAACCAGTAGTAGGAAATGAACCCGTTACAACATTATAATGGTCAAAGTATGGAAATTGATTTACTTCATTCCCCGTATTATTTGAATCAGCTACATAAAATGGTTCACAATCAATTTGTCCATTATAAAAGAATATACGTGGTTGAACACGTACAGGCGAATAATCCTGACTGTTAATAAATGTTGGTATGTAAATAGGTATTTGTGCCATAAATTTTTATTTTATTAAAAGAATGAAGTACCTCCACCGCCACCACCATAACAAACTGTCGTATTACCAACATATCCTTGCGATGCAATATAGATAACGGCTTCATCAAAGTTATCTACAGATTGAACTAACCAATAATTAAATCCACCATTAAATGGAAGAGTTCCGGCAAGGTTTGTAAAGAATCTAGTAACTGAGAATATATTAGGTGTAGTAGCATATACTATTTGAGGTCCATATTGGCCAAAATTACAAGCAGTACTTTCGGTAGAATAACCTTCACTACTTATATAATATGCATATAGTCCCGCAACTACTGGTGTAAGACCTTCTACCGAACCTGATAATCCAGTTCCTTGTAAATACAATAATGGAGTTGATGATACTGATGTTTTAACTTCAAACTTACCTTGTGAGAAGAAGTTTTGTTGGTCAACATAATATGATTTACCAAACTCCCTATTTGCTCCTTTAGCAAATTGTTGTGATATATAATCCGTATCAAGCGTGTCACCAAAACTTAACTCATTAACTGCAAAGTTATTTGCAGGTACAACATCGATTTTTTTGTCAAGGTTGATGTATCTATTAAAATCCCATCTTCTACCTGTATTGTACCATTGATTGAAGGTCTCCACTACAAATTGATTTCTAACTGTCTTTGATGGATACATCACTAAGTTAAATTTCTTTTGGATAGATGTAATAAAATCAACAAGTTTAATTCCTCTTGTACCAAATGGCATATTAAAAGGTATGTCCATAATCCTACCATCAGCTCCCTGTCTTACCTTATTAATTTCTAAATAAGATTTAGGTTTACCACCTGGGTCTAATGTAAGAGTAAAGTCATTATATGGAGCGTTAAATATATCAGTCCACTCAAATCCAAATCTATATGTACCTGGTGATAATAATGGTGTAGAAAACGCTGTAGCTACTTCATAGTTAGTATCTTGCTTTAATGTCCCACCAGCAAAATCAGATATAGTTTTATCATAAAAATAATCACGTATTACTGGTAATGATACTGATGTTACCACAGTAGCAGAACCGGTTTCCATTACCAATAAAGAAGGTGATGGTCCTCCAATAGAACCAGATAATTTTAAAGCAAGATTTAAAACACCTTGTAACGATGAAGTTACAGTTAATGTATATGCCGCATTAGCACCAATTACATTTGATGGGTCTTGTAATGCGTTATACCAAGGAAAAGCAGTATTGGTTGATGATGGTACTAATAAATCAGTTTGTCCACTTGCTGATATAGGAGCTATCTTAACAATACCTAATGTTTCTAAATCCACATCAGGGTATACTGGATACTTTAATTGTCTATTACATATCATATACATATCTTCTATAAAAGGTTGGTCAAAGAACGAACCTGTGTATGTATATCCAGCGTAATCAAATATTGCATCCCAAACTCTTTTAACTTTAATAGCAGGTTTGAAATCTTCAACAGCCATTGCTTGTGATGGGGTAGAATTATCATCTATACCACTATAAATGTCACCACTTGTATATCGTAAACCTTGTCCATAATCTGCTAATGGATAAACAATATCTCCATTAAATAAATCACCAGCCCAGCTAGCAGATATATTTGTAAATGATGATGTGTGATTGTATATACTTAACGAATTTAAATCATTTAAAAACGTTCTATTAATTTCTCTTGCGAATGATGATACAGCTCCAAAGATAGTTACCTCATACGAATCGATAAATTTATTTTGTTGTATAGATACCTTATTTAGTTGAAGATACCCCTGAGCTAAATATAATCCATTAAAATCAATGTAGCAAGGTACCTTTACGTTTGTAGCAAATGTATCAGGGTTAACAACACTAATATCATATACGTGTTGAAAGAAAGCATTATTCTTTTTACTTCCGGGCAAGTTAATTTGACGAGTAAAGTCAGCTGGGATTAATCCTAAATCAAATAATCCAGTTACGTTATCTGATAAAAGAATTTGTTCATCTTCGAACAAATCTAATATTACATTATTCGCTACTAATTGAAATTTTACTCCTTGAGTTGTAACTAATCCCATATTAAATTATTAATTTATATCCTTGTCCGTATCTGAAATCAAATGAGTATTGAATTAACTTATCAACAGCCTTAGTCTTAAAGTCAATTGTGTCAGTATCTATTGTTATAGGCGTCAAATTGTCATTACTTTCTGTTGTTACATAGTATATTTCATCACTTACCATTAATTGCTTAAAGATATCGTTATAATCCTCATCAACCCAAAACGAATTAACGCTAATTGCTTGTTTACTATCAACCAAATAGTTTAAATTTTGACTATCGTAGTTAGCATAAGATAAAGTTGAGCCATTCCAAGTACCAATTTGTGGTTGATATGTTCTCTTTTCAGTTTGAAATGATTTTTTACTAACCATATAGAAGTTGAAATAATCAAATTGACCATATCGATTCTTCCACTTAATTCTTACATTGGGATATTTTTGTTCACAAACTAATTCATAGTAAATAGGAAGTCCTAATGGTACTTCCTCTGCAAGTGGTTCGGGACGATAAAAGGCTTGTATAGTATATCCAACAGATGCAGTTGGGAATGGAAATCCGGCTGATGATGGATAAGCTGGAACTTGTTGTATTTGTTGTGATGAACTTACTGATGATGATACAGTTAAACTACCTGTTAAGGTAGAATCTAATAAGGTATAAATTACTAAATTAGGTTGTGGTGCCTCACTAGCTGGTCCAGTATATACACCAATCGTACCTGTGTTAGCAGGAAATATTGATTGAGTAATAGGTCCATCTGTCATTAAAGGCCAATGTGGCGATTTTTCATCAATAGCTCCATTAATTTGCTCTTGAAAAATAGAGTACCCATCTAATGCTTTATACACACTGCTTATAGCATGTGAACCTGTTACATAAACAGAACCTGAAAGGAATCTACTGAATCCATCTACTTTGTAATACCTTACGTTTGAAGGATTAGTTTGTCTTAAATCTTGTAATGTTGCATTGATAACTTTACTTACATCAAAAATTCCAACTCTACTTGCGTTTGGATATTTTACTAATGTATATTGACTACTTGAACCGGAGGCATTTAAGCTACCACTCCAATATTGTAGGTTCATATAGTATTGAAAGAATGAGCTAGTTACAACATTATCACTTTCCGATAGTGTAAACACCATTGGTGATTGTGCTAATGATACTTCTGCTGGATTTTGAGTTATTGTCAGAGCCATCTAAAATCTTTTTTAATTTAACCATTGAAATGGGAAAAGTATTTGATGAACTACTTTTTCTTTCCAAGCTTACCTAATGATATAGATAATCTGGATAGCGTATCCTTAGCTACTTCTTCTACTTTTCCTTTGTTGAATTCATCTATTGCTTGTGCTAATTCCGTACTATTAGCTGCAGTTTGTGCAAAAGGTCTCGCTTCCATTTTATAAGTTCCATTCTCAACAAACTTACCATAGGTAGCCGCTGGAGGAGCATAAGTTAATGAAAGGGTATATTTACCTTGCTCTTCTGCAATCATTTGTGTAGCAGTATTATAATCACCTACTTGCCTATATAAATTACCCGTCTTATACGCAGGCCTCCAAGGCCCATTAATCATATATGTTTGAGCAAGTGTTTTATATAATCCAGCTACATCTTTTAGGGTTTTCATTAACCAAGTAAGTTAAATTCACAACGAGGTCTATCATTATGAGTTACTAATTCAAATGATACTACCCATCCACCTAATCCGTTGTTAAATCTATCTTTAAATGCTATACATCTAATATCACCAAGGATTTGAAAGTTTGTTAATGCGTAGGCTGTAAATGATGTTAAATCATTTATAATAGCTAATGTATTAGCATGAATATCGACGGTATCATCATCACCTTCAAATGTAGCTACATCAAAGTTTTTGGTACCAAATGATTCGTTATCTTTTAATTTAATTTTATCAGCAACAGTCAATTGAATTGAATACTTTGTTTCACTACCAATAAATCTAGCTTCACTAATTAAAACATTAGCTAATGGATATGCAGGAAACTCTTTATTATCAATATCATTAATATCACCCTGTGAAACAAAGGCAATAGATGGATGATTCTTCATAATTGTTTTAAAGTAATCTAAAACATTATAATAGAGCGTATAGTTAGTATCGTTATTATCGTAATATGCTGCCATAGTTTATTATAGATTTAATCCTCCAAAATATGCGTTACCCATATCAGGGTAGATTTCAGTTTGATTACCAACTGATTGTAGGTATTCAGGTATTCTATTAGAATATGCAATTAAATAGTTTTGTGTTCTAGTAGCATAATAATCAGCGTTGTTCATTGCCTTTTGTAAAAGGTAATCTATTTGGCTTTTATCTACACTATCACTTTGTTCACTCTTATGTTTAACAGCTCCTTCACTCTTAAATTGAATGTTAGAGAATGGAAGATATTCAACTACGGAATACCAAACTAATGTTGGCTTAATATGGTCATTCATTAAGTCTTGGTAGAATACATCCTTTTGAGCGAATGTACCAGCTTCTATTTCTGCCTGTAAAGAATAAAACAAAACAGTACCCAATAGATTTAAAAGGTATTTATCTTGCGCTGTTCTTATAAATGATAGTAATCTATCAGCATCAATTGAACCCTGCAATGGAGTTTGTTTGATGATATCGTTTCTGCTTACAAATAATGCGTATGCCATATTAGTTTTTATTTAATGTTGTTTCTTCAGTAAATTGAGTTGTATCAGCTACTACATCAGTTTCATTAACCATAGCAGGATTTTCGGTAACGTTTTCAATTTCCGTTTTAACCTCTTGAATTGTTTGACCTGTTTTCTCAGCTTGTGATGCTAATAATGCCGTTGGTACTGCTTGTTCAAAATACAAACCTATACTTCCCCATCCACCTTCTACTAATGCTGTATCTAATTGATTCAATATTAAATTTTGGAATGGTTCAATTGTCATTGTTTGTAAGATAGAATAAGCCGTTTGCATTTCCTCACTGTTAGAGCTAAATCCATTCACTGCGGTACGAATACCCATCAACAATGGAGAAGTGATTCTATGCGCTACTAAAATCCTATCCTGAGCGTATTCTGAAACGTATGTGTATTTCTCGTGTAAACTATCTACCTGAATTGTATCAATAGTTGGTTGTCTATCTTTATCATCGTTAAATGATAACATAAATCTACCAGCATTACGAGTACCTGTGAACTTTTGAGATATCATATCTTCGATAGTATCTCTTTCCTCAGGTGCTGGAATACCATTGTTCATGTTAATCATTACCAAAGGTAAGAATCCATTCTCAATGTTGTTTAAATGTAAGTTAGATAACTCAGCTTCAACGAATGCAAATTGTAAACCAGGGAACCAATCCGGTACTGAATAATAGAAATGACCAGGTGAGTAATCTTTAATGTAAAGAATCTCAGTTGATTCATTAGATGTTCCAAAAGCAGGAATACGTTTTTTGTTTCTAATAGCTCTTTGGTCTGTCCAATCGTGTGAGTAATAATATGCATCTATTCTTGGAGATTCAACTAACTTCTCAGCTCTTATATTTTGAACTGGAGTGTGATACATCTTTATAATTTGTGTATGTGCTTCATTCCAATGTACTAAGAAACATGCATTACCATAAAGTTTTAAATCAAATGTTACTCTCTTCATTTCTTCTTGAGGTAACATCTTAGCAAATGATTCTTTTAATTGTTCATTTTCACAATAGATACCTCTACCAAAAATCATATCAGCAATACCACCAATACAAGCTGCGTTGCTTGTAGAGTTCATATATGCCTCCGTAATGTTTTGGAAATAATCATCCGGCATTATGATACCAACCGGCACATATTGCATTCTTGTTTTTGTATCCTCTATAACTTGAGGGATTTCTTGTTGGGCTAAGTTTACAACTGAGAAATTTTGTGGTTTGCTCATATTAATCTAAAATTATATATTCGTTATCTGATAGGTTTGATACATAAACATTTTCTAATGGTATTTGGTTTGTGTAGTTTGCTTTATCAATTGATTGAGAAGCAAATACATTTATTGAACCATGCCATATAGATGCCGTACCACTCATAATATAAGCCCTATATTCATCACCAATTGAAGCAGATGGTATAGATGTTGCAAAATTTAATCTACTCTCATATGGGGCATATGTGTAACTCAGGGAGCTACTTGTATTAACCAATGTAGACATATTTTGTAAATGTAGCTTAAGTTGCGATGAACCAGTTGGCTGTGTTCGTATTGTAAAGGAATTACTCCCAGAAATATAGTATGCTAACATATCTTGTATTTACCTTGTTATTTTCTATTACTTTAACAACATTCCAGCTAAATTTAGTTAATGAGCATAAAAAAAGGAGAACCGAAGTCCTCCTTTAGTATTATTGTGTAATACTGATTAGTTAGTACCGTAAACTACCGTTGGTTTAGCAGACCCAGACAATGCTGCGAATGGGTTTCCAGCTACAGAGCCAGAGATTAAAGCCGCTGGTAATGCTTCAGTTCCAGTAAGAGTTACTGAGTAACCATAAAGGTCACCTAAAGCAGCTCCAGTTTGGATGGTTCCCGCAGTTACATCACAACCTAAAACTTCACCTGCTACGAAAGCATCTCCGTTATTAGTTGCAATTACAATCTGAGGTCTACCATAAGCCATTACTTTCAATTGGGTACTCATCTCTTGTGTGATTTTCTTTAAGTTCAACACTGTCTCCTGAGAGAAGAATGTTGTTCCGTTTTCACGAGATGAATTAACAGTTTCAGTATATGCACTTGTCCCTTTTAACTGATAGTAGTAAACTGAACTACCTGATGGGAATGCTGTGATTTCTCCAGCTACGTTTTTAGTGAAAGAACCCGTAGTGTAGTTAAGAAAGTAAACACCAGCTAAACCACCGATACTCTCTTTACAAACTTCGTTTCTTCCAGCACTTAAATTACAAGTCGCCATATGTTTGATTTTTTATTTATTGTTAATTATGTTAATTTAAAATAAGTAAAGTGAGGGGAGGAATTATACCTCCCCATTATTCACTTAAATTTTTTATTAGTTAGGGATGTGGATAGCAATATCCTCACCTATACCAAATTGAGTTCCAGCAGTATATCTCATAATGATTCTGAAATTCTGTGAGCCATCGATGTTAGCCATGTCTAAAACTCGTACTTCGTTGTAATCAGATAATAAACCTGTACCGAAGAATAAGTTAGATTTTTGAGCTGCTACCATATATGAACTAGTCATACCAGGACAGAATTCTAAAGCGATACCATTAAAGTCCATTGGTTTTTCACCAACAGTAACTTTGTTATCGTATCCGTTAGCGTAGTTAGCACCTAATGCAGTTTGATAAGCTTTCTTAACGTTTGTTGGAACGTAGATAACTAAATCTTCTTTTCCGTAAACCTCTTCAGGAATAGCATCAACTAATGAAGTTAATTTAGCAATTACGTTAGTAGAAGTGATTGAACCAGAAGCAGATGATTTAATTACTGCACCAGCTCCACCAGCAGCTGCTGAACCAGATAATGCAGGTAATAAACCAGCGAATTGTCCGTTAGTAGCTCCTACACCTTGCCAGATAGAAATTTCAGTAGCTTCAGCTACTTTTCCACCTACATAAGAGATTAAGTAATCGTTGAAATCTTTTGGAATTTCATCAAATGCGCTGTAGCCCAATTGTAAAGATTCCCAAGAATCTACGAAGTTTTGCTTACAAAGCTCCAAGTTAACTTGCAATTCCTTTGGTTCAATTATTCTCTCAGAAAGAGCTACAGTACCAGAAGTTACAAAGTTACAAGAAGCATCGTTGATAATGCTATCAACCGCTACCTTTTGGATTACCTCTTTGTACTTCACGTTTGGCATGATAGTAATAGATTTGTTGTCCAAAGTCTTAGCTGATAACAACGCCGCTGCGATATAATTTCCAGCGAACTCACCAGCATACGTTGAAGTAACTGCTGGTTGTGTGAAGTTTTGTTGTTTTCTCATTTTTAATGAATTTGTTTTGTTGTTAATTTTATTTGTAAAGTTTAGATAGAAAAGCTTCTTGCGAATTTGCTGCTTTTTTACCACTTGTTTGTGCTTGTCTACTTAATGTTGTTTTCACATCATCAATAGGAGCTCCATTCAATTTGTTTAAAGCTTTTGCTTTTTTCATTTCAGTTGGCACCATCTCTTCATCCTTAGCAGGAGCTTCTTCAGATATTACATCTTCTTTAACTTCTTCTAATTTTGCTAATCTAGCAGCCATTTCCTCAATTCTATAAGAAAGTTTTTCGTAAACCTCACTCATCGTTTGTGGAATATCTTGTGGTTCAGCAGTAGTTGCATCAGGTGTTTCTGCAGATGAGATATCATCTCCAGCTATCGATGCCATATCTTCTTCCTCAGGAACTTCAGGTTGAGCTTCCTCAACATTCATTCTTTCGGTGATAACACCATCTTTAGTAACAACTCTAATCACTACTTCTTTACCTTCTGAGTCCTTTAAAGCAATCTCATGTTCTCCATCGGGTGCAGGTGATAAAGTTCCATCAGATGAAACTACATCAACTTTTTCTCCTAAGTCAAACGTTGGTGATTGCAATACAGTCCCATCAGCCAATGTGGCATCAGTAAACTCGACAGCCTTAGATAAGGTTTGTACAAGTTTCTTAAGTACGTCTTTTGCGTTCATATTAGTTTTGTATTTAGTTATTTAACAATTGGTTTTTTTTTCGTATCGATTTTTAGTACGGCCTTCCAACAATCATTGGTTCTGGTACAGGGATAACCGACCCCGTATAATTTTTATTGCTACCTGAATAGAATCTTAAGTCTTGAAACCATGTATCAAATCTATTGTTCCAAACATTACCTTCTCCATCAGTTCCAACGTATCCAAATAATTGTACTGAACCAGTTGTATCAGCAAATTGAGTAGCAACTGAACCTGATGCGACTATTTGGCCATTAATATATTGTCTTATTACTCCAGATGAATTTTGCTCTGTTTCACCACCTACATACCAAGGATTACTATATGAAACTGCATAATGTTTAAATTGATAAGGAGTTATTGATACTGATGATGTATATGGATAAAATATTTCTTCAGCATTTCCAATTCCATTTTTAACAAAATAAGATGAACCAGATACAAATCCACCTTCAGTTATAGGTGTAGTATCACCACCCCAAGCTGGCCACCACCAATAATCACCAATACCCGGTCCTTCACCTGGTCTTGGAGGTTGGATTAAAGCTAAACGTGTTGGTCCATTTTGAGAAGCTAAAGATGCTGTTACAGGCACTGCTATCCAAGCCTCCCACACCCAACCTTTAGAAGTTCCAAGTGTTGGCTCAACCGAACCAGTAGTTAAGTTAAGTCTTTGATATTTACCTGAATTTTGATATTGTACAGCAACGTTACCTATGGCTAGTATTGAGTTTGAATATCCAGCAACTTCGAATTGAGGAGCTATTAAAGTACTACTACCAGTCAATAAGCCACTACCAGTTACTCCTAATGGAATTAAATTCAAAGCAGTTGTTCCTTCTTTAATATATCCACTAATATCATCTAATGCAGTAGTAGCACCAAATAATGGTTGATAGTCTTGATAAAATACTGCACCAGGAATTGCCAATGCCAAAGATGCTGAAAATTCATCATATCTTGGATAAGCGGCAAATCCATTAATATCTCTATTTTGTTTACCCGCTGCGCCTATTAAATTATAATTTAAATTTAGCATGGGTGATTATTTTAAGGCGATGATACTTGCTGCTGTTGATGATGCTGATACTGCACATACGATACCAGGAATGAATCCACTTGCTGATACGAATGTAATTACTGAACTATCATAAGTTTTTACAACTAAGTTACCAATTTGGCCAACATATAATCCACCTGCCACAAATCCAAATTGAGGATTGCTTTCGTTTGCAGAATTAAAAGCTGAACCTGATACTGGAGTTACTAACGTTCCGCCAACAAATTGAGGGTTAGTAATGTATGATTCTTGGGTTTCTAATTTCATAATATTATTTATTTTTTAATTTAACAATTGTGTTTGTGTTTTTATTGATTAAGCTGGATAAGTAAATGTACCATCTGATGTAAATGTATGATATGTGTATCCACCACTTTCAGTAATAGTACCACCACTAGCTACAGGTCCACCAGCG